CAGGGACAGGGACAGGGACAGGGACAGGGATATTTAAAAGATCAAGAGCAGGCGCCGCAACAGCGTCGCCCTTCCCCTGAGGCCGGGGATGATCAACCGACGGAAAAGCCCAAGCGTGCTTCCCGCTTGCCGGAAGACTGGGCCTTGCCGGATGACTGGCTGGATTGGGCGCTGACTGAGCGCCCGGAGTTCAGCGAGGCGGACATGCGTAAGGTTGGGGAGGGCTTCAGGGACTACTGGTGCTCGGCTGCCGGCAAGGGGGCCACGAAGGTCGATTGGCTGGCGACCTGGCGCAACTGGGTGCGCAAGGAGAGCGCACCATCTGCAACTCCGCGGAAGCCGGCGGTGGGCAGCAAGCGCTACCCGTTCATCCCGCCCAGGGGCTACCAGCTCGAGGATCACGAGTTCTGGCACCCGCAGATGACGGACACGGTGCTGTCCACTCGGACCCACGACTTCAGCACCCTTGAGCGTTTGCCGGACGGGGAGGGCGCATGCTGACCCCGTCGGATATTTCCAAGCGCCTCGCTGATCGCGCTGCCGATGTTGCACGGCACCTGCTGCCTGGCGGCAAGCGGGAGGGCGCCGAGTGGCGTGCTGGCGATGCATCGGGCGAGAAGGGCAAGAGTCTGGGGGTTCACCTCGTCGGCGAGAAGGCTGGCGTGTGGTGCGACTTCGCCACCGGTGAGTCTGGCGACCTGCTGGACCTCTGGCGGCTGGCGCGCAACTGCGACATGGCGACGGCGCTGAGCGAAGCGAGGGGCTACCTCGGCGTGCAGGAGCCCAAGCTCATCCGGCCGGTCGAGAGCCGGAAGTCATACCAGCGACCGGACAAGCCAAGGTGCTCGACGCCGAAGGTGGACTCGGTGGTGATGGCGTACCTGAAGGGCCGTGGACTGACCGAGGAGACCATCAAGGCGTTCAAGATCGCCGAGGACGGGCAGAACATCGTGTTTCCGTACCTGCGCAATGGCTCGCTGATCCACTGGAAGAAACTCGGCGTGGAACGTCCTGGCGGCAAGAAGAAAATCACCACGTCGTCGGATACCGAACCTTGCCTGTTCGGCTGGCAGGCCATCCCGGACGGTATCCGGGAGGTGACGATAACCGAGGGCGAGATCGACGCGATGACCGCCTGGCAGTACGGGCGCCCGGCGCTGTCAGTGCCCTTCGGTGGCGGCAAGGACGGCAAGCAACGCTGGATCGAGTACGAGTTCGACAACCTGCAGCGCTTCGACGTGATCTACCTGTGCCTTGACGACGACGAACCTGGCCACCAGGCGACCGAGGAGATCGTTCGGCGCCTTGGGCGTGATCGGTGTCGCCTGGTGAAACTGGGTTGCAAGGACTTCAACGAAGCCCTGGATGCCCTGTACTACAGCGCCGACGACATTGCGGAGTGCTACGCCAAGGCGAAGAACTTCGACCCGGAGCGCCTGAAGTCGGTGAGCTCCTACTCGGAGGAGGTCAAGGCTGAGTTCTACGACCAGAACCCGGAAACTATCGGCATGGAGCTGCCCTGGAGCGCCTACGCCAACAAGATCCGCTTCCGGCCCTCGGAGGTCACGATCTGGACCGGCTGGAGCGGACACGGGAAGTCGCAGTTGCTGAACTACCTGGCCTTCCACGGCATGAACCGCAAGGGCAGCCAAGACCGGTTCTGCATCGCCTCGATGGAGATGCCGGCGCGGCGAACGCTTCAGCGGATGGTCCGGCAGGCCTCCGGGATGTCTTGTCCTTCGAGGGGCTACATCGACGCGATTCTCGACTGGCTCGACGGCAAGCTATGGATCTACGACCAGTTGGGCACCGCGAAGACGGGCGAAATGCTCGAGGACTTTCGGTATGCCGCGCGCCGGTACGGGGTGAACCACTTCATCGTCGACAGCCTGGCGAAGCTCGGCATGGCCGAGGATGACTACAACGGCCAGAAGCAGGCCATGGAGGCGTTGGTGGGGTTCGCTCACGAGATGAACGTCCACGTCCATCTGGTCGCCCACCCGCGGAAGGCTGACGACGAGGGTAAGCCCCCGGGCAAGCTCGACGTTCGCGGTGGCGCCATCCTCACCGACCTAGCCGACAACGTGTGCACGGTCTGGCGGAACAAGCGCAAAGAGATGGCCAAGGGAGACGACTACAAGGACCAGAGCGATGTGCGCCTGATCATCAGCAAGCAGCGCCTCACCGGAGATGAAGGCATCTTGGACCTGTGGTTCGACAAGGCATCCAACCAGTATTTCAGTGCGAGCACTCACAAGGCCCGGAACTGGGTCCACTACGAGGGCGCGCGGGAGCAAGCAGCATGAGCAACGTACAACCGATGGCACCCCGCAAGGTCATGACCAGGCTGGAGCGGGAGTTTCTCAAGGTGGCCGGCCAGGAGCTGGCGCAGGTCAAGGTGGGCGGTGCTGCTGCCTTGGCTGCGCTGTTGGTCATGATCGCCAACTGGCACGGCGACCGCGGCACTCTGGGTTTTCACGACTATGGCCGGCTCTGGTTGCTGGACGGCAATGCGAAGGGCGCGGCGGTGGAAACGCTGCTGCGCGATCTGTTTGGCCTGAACGGTCCGGGGGCGGCATGAGCAGAACTCGAACCTACGTGGACAAGCTGCTGGGCGATACCGAGTATCTCCTCGAACAGTGGGGGTGGTGGCGCATGGATGGGATGGGGGTTCCCGGGTATGTGTCGCCGGCCGCCGCTATCATGAGCCAAGCCATGCCAATGTCGAGCCCCAAGGCCTACCACGTCACTGACGATATGGCCTTGGCCGTCGACCGGGTCATTGCTCGACTCATCGACAGGGCGCCGCAGGCCGGCGACTTCGTGTGGCTCTACTACGGCGCGAAGTGGCCGGCCCTGCGCATCGCGCGTGAACACCAGATCGGCGAGGCCAAGGTGAGGGAGACGTTGAAGCTGGCGGTAGGCTGGGTCGATAGCGCCCTGGAGCGGTTCCGCGAGAGCGCTTGAAGAAATAGTTTTACGCGCGGAATGAAGGGTGTTTTCATACCAGCGTGAATTGCTGTGAACGCAGCGTGACGCACTCGAAACCCGGCCCTGGCGCCGGGTTTTTTATTGCGTTGTCAGGTCTGGCGCGGCATCATCAGGCCCCCGTCTGACTCGATGTTTTCCTTCCTTGGCTTTCAGCGAGATGGACGGGAGGCCCGGAAGATCCCCTCTCCCGGGCCTTTTAGTTTCCGAAGGTCGAAACTCGGTAGACGGCAGTCTCACCTGCCACATCGGGCTGTAAGCAAAGTGACGGGTTACCGACCCACAAGGCCTTCACCCTTTGCGATAACCAATCAATGCAGGTGGAGCGCAGGATGCGCACGGGGTAGTGGCCCCTATCCACCCGCACCTATTTCAGAGCCCAGCCATAGCGCTGGGCTCTTTCATTTCCGCCGCAAGGCAAGCCAACACGCAGCTAGGCCCGTACAGCCGAAAGGCGGATGTCCGCTCATCCGTCCGCCCCGCTGCGCTCCTTTTCCAGGTGAGCGGAGTGGATCAGATGAGTGAGATTGATCTTGATGAGGCCGGCCTGCGTGATCTGGTGATGGTCAATGACGGCCAGGTTGTAACGACCTCGCTGAAGGTGGCTGAGCGTTTCGGAAAGCGGCACGACAACGTGATCAAGGCGATCCGCGGCCTCGATTGCTCGCCAGAATTTCATGCCCTCAATTTTGAGGAGATGATCGTGGATGTCGATATCGGCAAAGGTGCCAGGCGGAAATCTCCAGCGTTCCGCATAACCAGAGATGGCTTTGCGTTCTTGTGCATGGGCTTCACCGGCAAGGAGGCGGCCAAATGGAAAGAGGCTTACATCCGTGCCTTCAACTGGATGGCAGAGCAACTGTTCAAGCGCTCGATGGACTTCGCCACCCTGCGTAACGAGCTGATGGCGGAGTACCGACAAGAGAAAGGAATTGCCAGCCTGGCCGGCAAGACCCTGCGTCGATGGCAGATCAAGGCACCCGTCATCGAACAGAAGATCATCGAGGTCGAGCGCGAATGGCAGTTGCAGCTGTTTCACGCCTGATCCGCCCCGGAACCCACCCGACGAACGAAAGCCCGCCATTGAGCGGGCTTCGTCGTTTTAGAACCCCTGCGAGGGGCAGAGACTATGAAAATGCCAGAACGCCCTGAAACTTGGGCTGCGCTGCTTGCGTGGCTGTCTGCGCACTATCCGCAGCTGTACGCCGCCGGCCTGTCCTTTGTGGTCGCGCTGACCCGGGTGATCTACGGCGGTGGAACGCGGCGCCAGGCGCTGCTCGAGGCAACGCTCTGCACTCTGATCACCTTGGGCCTGATTCCTGTCCTTGAGTGGTTTGGCCTTCCGCAGAACATGGCTACTGCTGCCGGGGTGTTCACCGGCTTCCTGGGTGTGAAGAAGATCGCCGAGTTCGCTGATCGGATCGCCGACTGGAAGTTTCCGCGCCGGGGGGCTGGCGAATGAAGATCACCGCCGATCAACTCGACCGCGCTACCGGCTGCGGTGCCGCTACTGCCTCGACTTGGGTCGAGCACATCAACGGCGCCATGGCTCGGTTCGAGATCAACACGGCTGAGCGGGTGGCGATGTTCCTGGCTCAGGTCGGGCACGAAAGCCAGAGCCTCAAGCGTCTGGTCGAGAATCTGAACTACTCCGCAGAAGGCCTGCTCAAGACGTGGCCGAAGCGGTTCACGCCGGCAGAGGCAAAGCAGTACGCACGCCAGCCTGAGCGCATCGCGAACCGCGTCTACGCAAACCGGATGGGCAACGGCTCACCGGATACGGGCGATGGGTATCGATACCGGGGACGCGGCCTGATCATGATCACCGGCCACGACAACTACGCGGAAGCTGCACGCGCCCTGGCGCTGCCGCTGGTGGCGCAGCCTGAACTGCTGGAGCAACGGACCTGGGCAGCAATTGCCGCGGGTTGGTTCTGGCAGTCGCGGGGTTTAAACGACCTGGCTGACCAAGGCCGATTCGAGCGGATCACTCTGAAGATCAACGGCGGCTACAACGGTGCTGAGGATCGAGTGGCGCGTCTCGAATGGGCGCGCGCAGCGCTCAAGGGGGAATGATGCTCGGGTTCACGACGAAAGCCGAAGCTCGAAAGATCGGCGTCTCGCACCATGGGAGCTATTACGGCATTCCGATGTGGCTGGGGGATGTCGATAGCGATTGCCCGCTGGCGTTCGCCAAGTGGGCGCCGCTTGAACTTGTCGTCTCCCTGTTCTCGGTCATCGAGGGCATCGTCAACTCGATGCTCGATCAAGAGCCGACGTTCATGTTCAAGGTTGGTCGGAGGATCGATCCGTGACCTGGCGGCCATGGTTGGTGGTCGCCCTGGTAGCCGCGCTGGTGTTCTGGCGCCTCGATCACGTTACTGCTCAGCGTGATGACCTGAAGGCCGCCGTCGAGCAATCCGCTGAGACGATCACCGCCATGGCCCAGCAGGCCCAGCGCGACACCCAGGCGCAGGTCCAGACCGATGCCCTGGCCCGAACCTACCAAGCAGCACTACAGGCCTCCCATGAAGAAAACCAATTGCGCCGCGATGCTATCGGCACTGGTGCTCGCGTCGTGTACGTCAAAGCCCGCTGCCCCGCAGACGGAATGCACCCGGCTCCCGGAGCCTCCGGCAGCGCTGATGCAGGAAGAGCCGTCCTTGCTGCCGCTGATGGACAAGTTGTTTCTGATCTCCGAGCCGGAGTCGAGCGACGCGAACTGATGATTGAGGCGCTGCGTAAGCACATCGCCGGCCTGCCGAGGTATTGCAGAAGATGATCAGTATCAAGCCGGAAGGGTTCCGGCAGCAGCTCGCCGACCTGACTGAGCTTGAGCAGAGGCAGATTCCTTACGCGACAGCCACTGCGCTTACGCGGACCGCGCAAGGCCTGACGGATCGATTGCGCGATGAGATGCGTGTCGTGTTCGACCGCCCGACCCCGTACACCCTGAACAGCCTGCGCATGGTGCCAGCCAGGAAAGACCGGCTGGAAGCGCGGGTTTGGTTCAAGGACGAAGCGGACGGTGCGCAGCCTGCATCGGTGTGGATTGCCCCTGAGGTCTACGGTGGCCCGCGTCGGAACAAGCCGGCCGAACTTCAGCTCAGGGCCAAGGGGATACTGCCAGAAGGCAAGTACGTGGTGCCCGGCGCCGGCGCGGACCTGGATCGCTACGGGAACATCAGGCGCGGCCAGGTCACCAAGGCGTTGAGCGGCATCCGCGGCTTCAGCCAGGCCGGGTACAACGCGAACGCGACCGATAGCAGACGGAGCAGGGCGAAGGGTAATGCTCGCCGCTACTTCGTCATGACCCGTAAGGGCCAGCCCATAGGCATTGCTGAGCGCACAGGCCGAGGCCGGGATGCTGTCTCGGTCATCATGGCCTTCGTGTCTCGCCCTTCGTACCGCCGCCGGCTGAGCTTCTTCGAGATCGCGCAGCAGTACGCCGACGAGAACCTGCCGCGCGAGTTCGAGGTGGCGATGCGCGGCGTTGCTGCTCGGTTCGCTGCGAGGCGCTGACTGATGCACCAAAGTGGTGCGTCGCGGGTCCTCCCCGGGGTGCCCCCGTCAGAGGGTAATTCGAGCCCCGCGCGCCAAATATGTATGACCTTTTTTCGGAGGTTGGTTGTTGTTTTGTCATGAGCACAGAAGACCTCCAAAAAAAGCGCGGATGGCTGAACAAGTCCGAGATGGCCGCGAGCCTCGGGATTTCTCCGCAAGCCTTTGATAAATGGGGCGTTGAGCCTGCCGCCAAGATCGGCCGCGAGGTGTTCTATACCGCCCAGGCGGTGCTACAGAATCGCCTCGATCATGTGACCCAGAAACAACAACCTGAGGGCCTAGATGCGGAAGGTCTCGACCCGCTCGCTGAAAAGAAATTGCTACAGGAGCGCCTGCGACTGACGACTGCTCAGGCTGACGCCCAGGAGCAGAAGAACCAGGTCCAAGCGAAGACCCTTGTTCCAACTCCGTTCGCCACCTTCGCTCTTGCCAGGATCGCGTCCAAGATCGGCTCGAAACTGGAGACGGTCTGCAAGACGGTCCGCAGCCAAATACCCGATACACCGCCGTTGGTGCTGGAGGCCTTTGAGCGCGAGATAGCGCTGGCCCGAAATCTGGCCGTGGAGTTTGCTGAAGACCTACCGGAAATCCTTGATGAGTACTCTGCCACCCTGGATGAATGACCTACGGAAAGCGGTCGATCTAGGTTTGCAGGGGCTGTACAAGTCGCCGCCGATGACGGCGGTGGAGTGGGCGGAAGATCCCGACGACGGTTTCTACATGTCGGCGGAATCCTCGTACAACGAGGGCAAGTGGAAGACGGCGCCATTTCAGGTCGCCATCCTGAACGCCATGGGTAACGACCTGATTCGGGTCGTAAACTTCGTGAAGTCGGCACGCATCGGCTACACGAAAATGCTGATGGCCAACATCGGCTACAAGATTCAGCACAAGCGCCGTAATGTGCTGATGTGGAGCCCGACTGACCCAGACGCCGAGGGGATCAGCAAGAGCCACGTTAATGGCCTGATTCGCGATGTTCCGGTGCTGCTGGCGCTGGCCCCATGGTATGGCCGCAAGCATAGCGACAACACGCTCGACACCAAGGTGTTTGCAAACCGGCGGACCCTTTGGACGCTCGGCGGCAAGGCTGCTCGCAACTACCGTGAGAGATCTGCCGACGAGGTGATCTATGACGAGCTATCGAAGTTCGACGCCGATATTGAAGGTGAAGGTTCCCCAACGTTCCTTGGCGACCAACGTCTGCGCGGTGCTGTTTACCCGAAGTCCATCCGTGGATCGACGCCTGGTACCGAGGGCCAATGCCAGATCACGAAGGCGGCCGATGAGTCTCCGCGTCGCCTGCGGTACTACATCCCGTGCCCGCATTGTGGGCATGAGCAGACGCTGAAGTGGGGCGGTAAAGATTGCGCCTTTGGGGTGAAGTACATCGCGAACGATCTAGGCGAGGCCTCTTCAGTTTGGTACGCCTGCGAGAACGAGCGGTGCAGCGGGACGTTTGAGCACCACGAAATGGTGGTTGCCTCCGAGCGAGGCCGCTGGAAGTGCGAAGTGTCGGGGGTCTGGACGCGGGACGCTATGGAGTGGTTCGGCCCGGATGACCAGCCGATAAGGACGCCGCGTTCCGTCGCATTCTACTGCTGGGCCGTGTACAGCACGTGGACCAGCTGGCTTGACCTGATCGACGAATGGCTGAAGGTCAAGGGTGATCGCGAGAAGCTGAAGACCTTCACCAACACCATCCTCGGCGAGGTATGGGTTGAGGACGAGGGGGAGCGGGTGGAGTGGCAGACACTCTATGCCCGCCGCGAGAACTACCCGAAGGTGCCGCCGCAAGCGCTTGTCCTGATGGGCGGAATCGACACCCAGGACGACCGCTACGAGGGCCGCGTTTGGGCTTTCGGCCTGGGCGAGGAGGCATGGCTTGTTCACCGTTTCATTCTGACCGGCGATCCGGCCAGCGAGGAACTGCGGCGCAAGGTGGGCTTGGAAATTCATCGGCAGTTCACTCGGGCTGATGGCGTTCCAATGCGTGTCGAGCGTTGGTGCTGGGATGCTGGCGGCCACTATTCCGATGAGGTAGAGGCCGAGAGCATCAAGCATGGCGTGCACTGGGTGGTTCCGACTTTCGGGGCCAGCACATACGGCAAGCCAATCGCCAACTTCCCGAAGCGCCGCAAGCGCAAGGTCTACAAGACCGAACTGGGCACCGATAACGCGAAGGAGCTGATCTACAGCCGCCTGCGCATTGATGTGCCCATCCCGTGGCAACCGACGCCGGGCTGTGTGCACTTCCCGATCGACAGCGACATCTGCGACGAAGACGAACTGAAGCAGATCACCGCCGAGAAGAAAAAGTCGGTGATGGCGAAGGGTGTTCGCGTCCTGCGATGGGACTCCGGCGGGCGCCGCAATGAGGCGCTGGATTGCTTCGTGTACGCCCTTGCCGCGCTGCGCATCAGCCAGCAGCGCTTCGGTCTCGACCTCGACCAGTTGGAGCGCGTGCGCGTTGATCCCGTGCCGGAGCCGGTCGCCCAACAGCAACCTTCGAACGATAACCATGCCAGCACCTCCCAGGGCTGGCTCAACACTGGAAGCGGACCATGGCTCTGACAGCGCAGCAGATGCTCGACAAATACCTGGAGGCCGAGGCCGCCGTACTGGAAGGTCGGACAGTGATCTTCAACGGACGCACCCACACCATGGAGGATATCGAGAAGATCCGCGCCGGACGCCGGGAGTGGGAGCGCCGCGCAGCCGCAGAGCAGGACCGCGCCGCCGGTCGCCGTCCTGGCCCAGCGCTGGCGGAGTTCTGCTGATGAACCTGATCGATCGACTACTGGAACCCTTGGCCCCCGAGCTGGTGGCTCGGCGCCTAGCCGCTCGCGAGGCAATCCAGGCGTATGAGGCTGCCAGGCCAGGGAGAACCCACAAGGCCAAGCGTCAGCCGCTAGGCGCCGACACCTCGCTACAGAAGTCTGCGGTCTCTATGCGAGAGCAGTGCCGGAAACTGGACGAAGATCACGATCTGGTTACCGGCCTGCTCGATCGCCTCGAGGAGAGGGTGGTGGGCGGAAGTGGTATCGGCGTGGAACCGCTGCCGCTGCGCCTGGATGGCTCGGTGCATGCCGAGTTGGCCATGGAGATCCGCAGCGCGTGGGCCGAGTGGTCACTCTCGCCGGAAACCTCTGGTGAGCTGACGAGGCCCCAGGTAGAGCGGCTGATGTGCCGCACCTGGCTGCGCGATGGCGAGGGCCTGGCGCAGAAGCTGATGGGACGAGTCCCGAACTACACGTTCGCCACGTCGGTGCCTTTCGCCCTGGAGCTGCTGGAGCCCGACTACTTGCCCTTCAGCTACAACAACCTGTCGAAGGGTATTGTCCAGGGTATCGAGCGTGACACCTGGCGCCGGAAAAGGGCCTATCACCTTCTCAAGGATCACCCCGGCAACCTGCAGACGCTGGGCGGCAGCCTGGCGGTGAAGCGCGTCGAAGCGGAACGGATCATCCACATCGCCTACCGCAAGCGGATCGGCCAGAACCGAGGCGTGCCGATGTTGCACGCAGTGCTTATCCGCCTTGCCGACTTGAAGGACTACGAGGAGAGCGAGCGGGTGGCGGCGCGCATCAGTGCTGCCCTGGCGATGTATATCAAGAAGGGCAACCCCGACAGCTACACGGTGGAGCCCGGGAAGGACCGGAAGAACCGAACGATCCCCATCGCCCCCGGCATGGTCTTCGACGACCTCGAGCCAGGCGAAGACGTTGGGATGATCGAGAGCAACCGGCCGAACCCCTTCCTTGAAGGTTTCCGCAACGGCCAACTGCGGATGATCGGGGCCGGCACTCGCAGTACCTACTCTTCGGTATCCAGGGCCTACGACGGCACCTACTCGGCGCAGCGCCAGGAACTGGTCGAGGGCTGGCTGGGCTACGACCTGCTGCAGCACGAGTTCATCGACTACTGGTGCCGGCCGGTCTATCGGGCCTGGCTGCAGATGTACCTGTTGGCTCGGAAGGAGCGCCTGCCCGCCGACGTTGATCACCGCACTCTCTACGCGGCGGTCTACCAGGGGCCAGTCATGCCATGGATTAACCCGATGCATGAGGCCAACGCATGGGAGTTGCTGGTCAAGGCTGGCTTCGCCGATGAGGCGGAAGTTGCCCGCGCCCGTGGTCGAGATCCGCGCGAGCTGAAGAAGTCGCGTGAGACGGAGATCAAGGCGAACCGGGCGGCCGGCCTGGTCTTCAGTTCGGATGCCTACCACCAATTGGTCAAGTCCGGGATGGACCCAGTTGAGGCGGTGCAGAAGGTGTACCTGGGCGTCGGGAAGATGCTTACCGCCGACGAGGCTCGCGAACTCGTCAACAGATACGGCGCCGGCCTACCCGTGCCTGGCCCGGATTTCCCCAACGAGAGCAACAATGGAGGCGCCGATGGGCAGCCATCAAACCCTGATCCATAAAAACCTGATGCTGCCGATGGCGTCGGCGCTGACTGAGGCCAACGCCCCGCATGAGTCCTGGTACAGCATTAAGGCTGCCGGTCGCGGCGTCGCCGAGGTGTTGTTGTACGACGAGATCGGCGTCTGGGGCATCACCGCGCTGCAGTTCGCTCGAGACCTCAAGGCAATGGGCGACCTGACCAAGATCAACCTGCACATCCACTCCCCGGGCGGCGACGTCTTCGAGGGGACGGCGATCTATAACCTACTGCGCAACCACCCGGCCAGCGTCGACGTGTACATCGATGGCTTGGCTGCCTCGATGGCCTCGGTCATCGCCATGGCCGGCGACACCATCTACATGCCCGAGAACGCCATGATGATGGTGCATAAGCCCTGGGGCATCCAGGGCGGCGATGCGGACGACATGCGCCGCTATGCCGAACTGCTCGACAAGGTCGAGGACACCCTGGTCATGGCCTATGCCAACAAGACCGGGAAGTCCGCCGACGACATCAAGGCGCTCCTCAAGGAGGAGACCTGGATGAATGGCCGAGAGGCCGTCGCTGCCGGCTTCGCCGACCAGCTCACTGAGCCGCTGCAAGCGGCCGCTCACCTTTCCTCCAAACGCATGCAGGAGTTCGCCCACATGCCCGAAGCTCTGAAAACTCTACTGGCCCCGCGCGCCCAGACCCCTGCCGCGCCGGCCAACACTCCCGCGCCGACTCCGGCATCCGCCGCGCCGGCCGCTCCCGTGGCCGCTGCACCAACCGAGGCCGATATTCGCGCCCGCATCCTCGCCGAGGAATCTGGTCGCCGCAGCGCAATCACTGCTGCCTTCGGCGCGTTTTCCACCGGGCACGCCGAACTGCTCGCCACCTGCCTGAACGACATGACCATCACCGTCGACCAGGCACGCGAGAAGCTGCTGGCTGCCATTGGCGCCGATACCAAGCCGGTCGCCACCCCTGGCGCTGGCGCCCACATCCATGCCGGCAACGGCAACCTGGTGGGCGACTCGGTGCGCGCGAGCGTGCTGGCCCGCATCGGTCGCGGCGAGCGCCAGGCCGATAACGCCTACAACGGCATGACGCTCCGCGAACTGGCCCGTGCCTCGCTGGTCGATCGCGGGATCGGCGTGGCTTCGCTCAACGCCCCGCAAATGGTCGGCTTGGCCTTCACCCACACTTCCAGCGACTTCGGCCTGATCCTTCTGGACGCCGCCAACAAATCGGTGCTGGCGGGATGGGAAGAGGCCGAAGAAACCTTCCCGCTGTGGACCAAACCCGGCATTCTCACTGACTTCAAACCGGCGCGCCGCGTCGGGCTGGGTGAGTTTTCCTCGCTGCGTCAGGTGCGTGAGGGCGCCGAGTACAAGTACGTCACCCTTGGCGAGCGCGGCGAGCAGATCATCCTGGCTACCTACGGAGAGCTGTACAGCATCACCCGTCAGGCGATCATCAACGACGACCTGCAGATGCTCTCGGATATCCCGTTCAAGCTGGGCAAGGCGGCCAAGGCCACCATCGGGGACCTGGTCTATGCGGTTCTGACCGGTAACCCGGCTATGAGTGATGGCAAGGCCCTGTTCCATGCCGACCACAGCAACCTGCTCACTGGCGCGGCTTCGGCGCTTTCCATCGACAGCCTGAGCAAGGCCAAGACCCAGATGGCCACCCAGAAAGCCCAGGTAGAGAAGGGCAAGGGGCGCCCCCTCAACATCCGTCCGGGCTTCGTTTTGACTCCGGTGGCACTCGAGGACAAGGCCAACCAGATCATCAACTCCGAGTCCGTGCCGGGCGCCGACGTCAATAGCGGCATCGTTAACCCGATTCGCGCATTCGCGCAGGTGATCGGCGAGCCGCGCCTGGACGATGCCTCGGCGACCGCCTGGTACATGGCTGCCAAGAAAGGCTCTGACACCATCGAAGTGGCCTACCTGGACGGCGTCGATACCCCGTACCTGGAGCAACAGGAAGGCTTCACTGTCGACGGCGTGGCCAGCAAGGTGCGCATCGACGCCGGCGTGGCGCCGCTGGACTTCCGCGGGCTGCAGAAATCCAACGGTGCCTGATCGGTGCCAACTCCCGAGCCCCGCATCTAGCGGGGCTTTCTGTTTCTGCCATTAGGAGAATCAACCATGGCGAAGAACTATGTGGAGGACGGCAACGTCCTGACTCTCATCGCGCCTGCTGGCGGCGTTCAATCTGGCGTGCCGGCGGTGATTGGAGACCTGGTGGTGGTGCCGCTGGTAGATGCCGCCGAGGGCGAGCCGTTCGCCGGAAAAACTGGCGGCGTCTGGAGCCTGCCTGCTGCCGCTGGCCTGACCCAGGGTGCCAAGTGCAGCGTGCTCAACGGGGAACTGGTAGTCGCTGCTACTGCCGACTCGGTGGCATTCGGCAAGATCACCGAGGCCACCGTTGACGGCTTCGCGTCGGCGATGCTGATCCAGCAATGAGCGCCCCCGGCCGTTTTGGCCGGCTGATCCAACGGCTCCACGATCGTGGGCAACAGCGGTTATCTGATGCCGTGGGCGAGTTCCGCGGCATCGGTCGCCCCCCGATCAAGGGGATACCGCTGCAGGTCGACCGAAACCTGAGCTACGAGGGGCCTGATGGGGTTTTCATCACGGACAAGGTTGGGATCAGTTGGCTGGCGAAGGACGTTCCCACGGCATCGCGTGGCGACCTCTTCGTCATCGGGTCGTCGCGCTATCTCGTGGAAAAGCTCATCGCGAACGACGGTTGGTTGCTGACGGCAGCAACGATCGAGGAGGAAGCATGAAGCCGAACGTACTCACGATCGGTCGCTTGGCCTTGCTGGCGCGCCTGCAAACCATCACGCCAAACCAGGGATACCGGACGGACGCGGGCACTCGCGTGCTTTCTGGGTGGTTTAACGAGCTGGTCAAGGAGCGGCATGAGGGCTTTCCGCTGATTGTCGTCCAGCCTGGCAAGGAGCAGCCGCCGGAGCATCTTGATGCCGCCGTTCGCTTCCATCGCGGTTTCGACGTGGTAGGTGCGGTGCAAGGTGGGTATGACCACTATGAGGAGGCCCTGGAGGATCTACAGCTAGACCTTCTGGCGTGTCTGATGCCCGCCCCCAAGGGGCAGTTCCTGCGCTGGCTGCCCCGAGATCGCGGCATTACCGGGCTGACGTTAGGGGCGCCTGAGCCGTACCCGCCGGGTAATGGAGTGGCCGCTGCCGTGATTCGAATCCCTGTCTATCTGAAAACCATCATCGAGGGGTAACCCATGAAGAGCGATCCCCAGGTGCCGGCCACGGTCGACGCCGCGCCTCCGGCTGCACTGAACAAAGCCGTCGAGGTCACCCTGGCCACGGTGCATTGGCACCAGGGCGAGGAGAAGGCGGCCGGCGAAAAGATCAACGTCAGCCCTGACCAGGTTGAATTCCTGCGCCGCGAAGGCGTGATCAAGAAGGAGGCCTGATATGGCTATCGAGAAAGAGACGTACGTGATCGGCGGCTGGCTTAAGGCACGCGAGGCAGGGACTACAGGGCCTTTCAAGAAGGTAGGTCTGGTATCCACCATTCAGCAGACCATCGAGAGCAGTGAGATCACGCTACCCGACACCACCACTCCGCAGGGCGGCGAGTACGACTCGGTATCGCGCATCTCCTCGGTCGGCCTGGGGATCAACTTCCGCGAACTGCATACCTCGATGCTGGCGGCCCTGATGTGGGGCGACGCCACCAACGTTCCCTCTGCCACCCACACCGACGAAGCGCACACCGCCGTTCCGGGAGGCACGATCGCGCTCGACTTCATGCCGCTGGAGATCACCAGCGTGAAGAGCGATGACGGCACCACTACCTACGAAGAGTTCGACGACTGGAACATGACCGGAGCTGGCCTCGAAATCGTTGAAGGGGGTGCGATCTCTGCGGCCACACCGATCAAGGTGACCTACAAGTCCGCCACCGTCGATGTGATCGAGGCGCTGACCAACAGCGGCAAGACGTTCGAGTTCCTCTTCGAGGGCGAGAACGCCGCTGGTACCCAGCGGCGCATCCAGGCGCGCTACTTCCTCTGCCGCTTAAACCCGTCGAGCCAGCAGGATTGGATCAACACCGAAGACTTCCTGGCCGCCGAGGCCACTGCCAAGGTGCTGATGGACCCAACCAAGGTCGGTGCTGGAAAGTCGAAGTACTTCAACATCAAGAAGGAACTGGCGACGGTGTGACGCCGTTCATACCCCGGCAGGGACGCCGGGTGTGGGGCTGGCGGCGTGGTGCTACAGTGGCGCCATTTAGGGAGGGGTTGAAATGTACTCTAGATCGCTCGGGTTTTCCCTTATCGAGTTGATGGTCGTGGTCGTGCTTTTGGCCGTATTGGCATTCATGGCTGTTCCGAGCTTCAAGGCTATGCAGGAGGGGAACAACCATCTAGCCGGCAAAGAAGTGTTTCTAAAGCATCTGGAGTTTGCCAGGTCCTATGCGCTGTCAAAAAAGACAACTGTCGAAGTCTGTGCAGAAAGCGGAGGGTGGACTGACGGATACATTGTCCGTACTGATTCTGGAAAGACTGTTTTACTCAAGGAAAATAAGTACAAAAATATCCATCCAGTTGGAGCATGGAAAGGCTCTATTGATTCTGGGTGTGTGCGATTCGTATCCAATGGGACCGCGCCCGCGGTGCCTGCGCCGGTTGGAGAGTATTACGATTCAGGCTTCTTCGGCGGTGAAGAGCTGGACAAAGCCGCTTGGAGGGTGACGTTCAAACCGTCTGGCTGGAGTTGCACCGAGAAAGACCCTAAAGACCCGAAGTGCGCCAAGAAACCCACCTGATCATAGGCCTGTTCTTGGTAATGGCCCGTTGATGCTAAAGTGTGAGGTAGTTCCTACGGAGAATTACCCCATGAAACGGATTTTTCCCGTTCACGCAACAGAACTGCCCGGCCAATCAGACGCTGGACAATGTTGTGTCAGCCACGAACCAGCGCCCGAGCGGTACCGGCGCGTCGGCGGTGATGGCAAAACCCAAGCCGTCGGCAGGGCGAACCTATCGAGGCGGCCATCAGGCATCAGGAGTGGCGGGTGGTGGCGTGACAGTTGTTGGAGGGTCGGCGCCAAGTGTTACCTGCTCGACTGGCCTGTCCGAGCGGGATCTGCGCAAGGCCAAAGTACAAGGAAAGGTGGTTCCCGGCATGTCCAGGGAGGATGTGGAAAGCATCTACGGGAAGGTGAACCGCAACGGCAGCACTGTCGGTGCGGGCGCTGTCACCTACTGGAATGACAAGTATGTTGACCAGACTACGGTTTCGTTTGACCGAGATGGATGTGTGCGGGGCTCCTATCAGTCTGGCCATAAGAACTGACCCCAAAATTCTAGTCAGCCCCGCTTCGGCGGGGTTTGTGCTTTCTGGAGGATTGAAATGTCCGAGATGACCGCAAGCAAGGTTGTGAAAGTGGGTGAAGCGGAAGTGATCGTTCGTGAACTGAGTGTTGCTGATGTACGTGCACTGATCAGTGCACCGCAATCTTCTGATCTGATAACTGAGGCTTTATTTAAGGATATGCGCCTGAGTGATATTCCGACGTTCACCTCTTTGAGCGAGGGCGACGTAGAGATTATGCGACCAAGCGAGCTGTCGCTGCTGATTAAGCACTGCCGGGAGATGAACCCCGATTTTTTCGGCATGCTGGACCGGCTGATGAGTCCAAGTCAAAAGCGTTAAGAGCCCTAGACTCAACTGTTGGAATCTTGATTCGTCTCGGTCACCACCTCGCCTGGAACTATCCCTGGTCCCTGTTTCTGAACTCGCTGAAGGCGGATAAAAATGGCTGATGTTCGCATTCGTCTTGTGGCTGACCTCGATAGCGCATTGCGTGAGGTTTCAGGGTTCAAGAAGGAATATGCTGATCTTGTTCGGGTGGTTGAGAAACCACTCCGCCAGATAAGTGCATTTCGTGACCTAGAGAGCGCGCTTGAGCGTACGCAGCGCGAGATGAACCGCGCTCGGGATAATGTCCGCAGCCTCGGGGACGAACTGGCCAGGACGGCAGCCCCCTCAAGAGCGTTGCAAGCTAGCTACCGGGATGCCCTGGCGGAACTTGGTAGGCTTGAGCGATCCGAAAGAACTCTTCGAGCATCTATCGCGAGCCGAAGAGGCGAGTTGCGTGACGCTGGAGTTGACACCAAGCGGCTTGCAGAAGAGCAGCGTCGGTTAAACGATGAACTGACCCGGCGCCTGGGTGCCGGTCGCGCAGACAGGGCGATGAGCGCTGCGCGCGAGGCCCTGGGGGTTGGGCAGCTTGAGCGGGAGCAGCGAGCCCTGGTTGAGCTGCGCCGCCAGTATCAGCTGATCAGCCAGGATGCAACTCTTTCCGGAAAACAGCGTGCAGAAGCCGAGGCCAATTACAGGCGATCTGTCGATCAATCTCTGGGCAGACTGCGCCAGCTGAGACAGGAGATGTCAGGTCCGGCTAATCGACCTGATAGCTCTCTGTCGTCGGCAAAGAACGCCCTGGGACTGGCGTCGATCAAGAATGCGCAGCAGGCTCTTGTTGAACTCCGCCGACAGTATCAGCAGGTGCGCGACTCCGGGGTGCTGTCGTCTCGCGAACTGACTATCGCGACAGCCAACTATCAGGGCCAGGTCAAGGCGTTGTTGGCGACTTTGCGCGAGCAGCGCACGGCTCTTACCCAATCTGCAGCGGAGCAGCGCCGCACGGCTGATGAAATAGTCCGCCGGCAGGCTGAAGCGCGAGCCGCTGTCAATCAGCTGGTTGCGGAGCAGAAAAAGTCCGCCATAGCAGCCCGCCAGCAGGCGCTTGAGGCCGCGCGAGGCGATCTTGGGGTCAGTCGCTATCGGGCTCTCGCCGGGCAACTGCAACAGCTACAGTTGCAGTATCAGAACCTACGAGCCAATGGCAACCTGACCAGTCGTGAGCTAGGCATCGCGCAAAACACGCTGAATCAGCGGCTGCGCGAGACTCAGCGAGAGCTGAAGCAAGTGGCGCGCGGCTACCAGGGGCTTAATGGCCTTGGTGGGAACATTCTGTCTGGCCTTGGCAACGGGCTGGGAGGAGCGCCAGGCGTCGCGAACATTGCTGGGCTCGCCCGCGGAGGCGCTGCGGTTGGGGCGGCTGCAGCAGTGTCGGCGGGCCTCGTAAAGCTGGCGTCAGACGCCGTGAAGGGGTCGGACGAAATCTCCCGGCTGGATGCGATGCTGCGGCTGGCCACTGCGTCCCAGGAGGAGTTCAACCGAGCGCAAATCGAGCTTGATCGAGTTGCCGATGATACTCAAGGGGATGTATCGGACCTGATCGTTCTCTACAGTCGTCTGCAGCGTCCTCTGGCGGAACTCAAAATGGGGCAGGAGGCTGCTCTTGAGACAACCGAGGCGGTAACGCTCGGCCTGAAGATTTCGGGGGCGTCAGCAGACGAAGCAGCAAATGCCGTCAGGCAGTTGTCGCAAGCTATGGCGTTCGGGAAGCTGAAAGGCCAGGACTTCAACTCGGTAATCAGTTTCGCCCCGAGGCTGGCTAATGCCCTGGCGGACTCGCTCGGCGTGACGTCCGGCGAACTGAAAGAGCTTGCTGGAAATGGAGAGATCACTGCCGAAGTCATCGTCAAGGCCTTGCGTGATGTACTGCCTCAGCTGAGGAAGGAGTACAGCGAGTTCGCGCCAGAAGTCGGCGCGGCTTGGGACCGTGTTTGGAATGAGCAGCGCAAGGCCCTCGGCCGGATGGCGAAGGAATCTGGAATTACCGACTGGCTGGCCGGAAAGCTAGATAGTTACGCGAAGAACTTGAACAGTTCCAACAATCTGATCCGTAAGGGACAGGCGGCTGTGACTGACTCAATGTCCGCCGAAGCCGCACGTCAGCAGGAAATCATTACTCGGCAAAACGACATGCTGCGCCGGGCAAAAGATCAGCGGATTGCAGATCTCCAGACGGAGGCCGTGCAGGCAAAAGCGGCGCTGGCTCAGTCGACAAAGGTGCTACAGGACGCCTTAAAGAAACAGGCTGAGGTTCGCAAAGAGTTCGCTGATCTGGTGAAGGGGATCACTAGTGCGCCGGCCGGTGATCCATCCGTTGGAGATGTTGGGAGCGCAACTGCGAATGCCCGCAATGCTCTTACTGCGGGAAACACAAGCAAGGCGATTGACGAAGCCAGGCGTGGGCTAGAGCTGCTCCAGCAATTGAAGGATGCAGGAGAGAACAGTTACGGGTTTGCCGGTATGGCCAAGGAGTTGGAGAGGATCGCCAACAAGGCCGCCGAGGTTGAGGCGGGAAATGCCAAGGCCGCCCAGCAGGTAAACGAACTGAACCTGGCCGACTTGGAGAAGCGGATCAAGGATGTTGAGAACGTCCAGGTGTCCTTCGGCATGGACTTCGAAAGCGTTGATGCACTGAAGGCTCAGTTGGATGCGGTAGCTGCGGATCTCGCAAAGCGGATGTTTATCCCGGTTACCGTTGTGCCGGGCGTTGGTGCGGGATTGCCGGGCGGTGGAGGGGGGGCGCCGAAGCTGCCTGGCTTTGCCGGCGGCGGCCGGATCAATGGGCCAGGGACGGGGACTTCCGACAGCATCCTGGCTCGCCTGTCTAATGGCGAGTTCGTTGTTCGCGCAGCAGCGGTTCGCCATTACGGTCCGGATGTGCTCGATCGGCTCAACAGCCTGCGCGTTCCGAGGTTCGCCGACGGTGGCGGGGTGAACATTCCCAGGCTGCTCCCGAGTATCCCGGATGTTCCGTCGGCACTGTTGCAGCAGTCCCGCAGCCCCGTTATGGAGAGCATGGGATCGCTGACTATCAACCTCGGCGGTCAGGATAGCGGGTTTACTGTTTACGGAACCCACGACACGCTCCGCGATATACGCAAGGCCGCCTCGAAGTTCGGGCGGACGCGCCCAAAATGACCAAGCCCGCCTCGCGCGGGCTTTTTTATGGAGTTGGGAATGATCATTCCGAACGTGATGCTCGGGGGAATACCGATCGTGATACACGGTGGCGCCCCGCAGTGTCAGTACCAGGCTGTAGATGGCGGCGTCGAGCGATTGAGGCTCAGCGGAGGTGCGGCAGTACAGATGACGCACTGGCGCAAGACGGCAATCACCATCAGCGGTTCAGGATGGATCGGTACGGGGATGCTTGGGCTCGACTTCGACAGCCCGCTGGAGCTGCGATGCAATGCGTCGCTTGGCATCTCGGGTCGTACTGCCGCCGACCGAGTATTCACCATCCCGGGCGAGGTTCGGCCGGACGCCGGTCCATGGGGGCTGGCGCTAGTCGGTCGTGAGTGGGTCAGAACGGACGTCTCGTCTGCCGGCCAGGTGGTAACTGTGTCGGAGATCCCGGGCGCGCAACTCTACCGCGTAGAGTGGTGGCCGCTGTTCCACGTCTTCGCGTCGGTCCCTCCTGAAGCGCTTGATTCTTCGAACAACAGCCGGACCTGGCAAATTGTCGCTGAGGAAATCTGATGCTCAACGGTGGACCGCTCAATAGCGCTGCGCTGAACTCGGCCGCTCAATCCGTTGTGCCTGGTCCTGAGCCGATCATCCCAGGCTACGCTTTCACATGGCGAGCAATCGTGCGTGTTGGCGATGACGACGTTACACCGCTCCTGACCGGGGAGATCGAGGTCGATCGTGAAGAGGGGGCGGCTGGCGTCGCGTCCTTTTCGATCTATCTCGGCGACGGCCCTGTTGTCCCTACAGACTGGATCGGCCGAACCGTAACCATCGACTACGCAACGGAGACCGCCGGGGAGCTGAGTCAGGGCCGGCGGTTTACGGGAAGGGTTACGCAGCCAGCCTGGAATCCTGTTCGGCGCGTCCTGGACGTCAGTTGCACGGACCAGTTGCAGCAGCGTGTAGAGGCCATGGAGATTGCGGCCATCGACGCCCTGGTCGTCGGCGCCTGGTCCGCAGATGTGTTCGAGCCGGTCGATGGACGCTCGCGGTGGGACTACGCCCAGGAGCGTTTGACCAGCGTAACTGGGAGCTTGGACTGTTCGCCATATGGTGCTCTCCGCGTCACGTCATGGCTTTCGGTGGCTCCTGCCTTCGAGTTCGGCCAAGGCTCTACGGTATACGGATCGCTTGCGGTCGAGTTGGCCGACCTGAGCTCGCAGACGAACAGGATCGAGATCGAGTGCGACTACCGATTCAGCCGGCTCTGGCAGTTGAACGCTTCGTATAGCTGGCAGCACCCCGGCACAGGGAACGCTGTTGGTGAGGCTGGGTTCTGCAACTGGCGCGGCGACGATACCGAGTTGCCCGACGTAGAGATGATCACATCTGCGACCGAAAGCAGCGGCCAGACGTTGTTCTATGCCACCTGGTATCCGCTGCCGCCCACGGGCGTCTACTGCAACCCACCGGCGGCCTGGATCAACAACTTCACCGAGCTGCTGCTCGGAGGCAACTGGATTGCTGGCCGGCGCTGGGTGCAGTCCGTGACCGAGCGCTACAGGCTGGTGATGGAAGTGCAGCCGAGCGTTGCAGCTACCGGCCCGATTGTCGGTCGGCAGCGTGCCTCGTTCGAGATCGAGTCGGACAAGGCTTCGGGCTGGGAAAGCGATCCGATCACCGGCGGCAGCACAGGGCACAGCGATGAGAAGGACGACAACCGGCGCTTGTCCGCACTGAACTGCTTGTTGGCCCAGGGCGCCACGACGCTCATCGCCGCGCACCGCGGGACGACTGTGACGTGGGACGTGCCCACCAGCATGGTCCTGCCGATCGACCTTGTGCATACGATCCGGCTCGATGATCAGGGCGCTCGCGCGGTGGGCAAGTGCCAGCGGATTGTCGACCGACTCGATCTCGCATCCGGAAGCGCCCTGACCACGATCTCTATCGCGGTGATGCGCGGTGGTGGTGGCGCCGCTGATGCGCTGGCGCCTCCGTCTGGCTCAGTTGCTCCTGACAGCCCTCCGTCTGGTGGTGGCCAGCTACCGACGCAACTCGGCGGCCGCAACAGCAGCCCGATCTATGACGACGAAGCGGATGGGTTCGCGGGCAACTGGACAGAGAATGATCTCGACATCAATCCGAGCCTGGAGCTGTTCCCGCGGCGCTTCTCGTTGACTGCAAACGATATTCCGGAGACCTACCGGGACGAACATGCGCCGGAGATCGCAGCCACTTACCGGGTAGCTGTACCTGATGACGTACTGGAGATGTAGCGATGGCGAGAGCCTGGATCAACAACTGGAAGACGACGCTGAGCGCCGGCCTTTCGCCTGGCGCGTTAAGCCTGACGGTGCCGGATGCTGCCGCCGCGCTGCTGCCGCTATCCGGAGGAAGCTGGGTGCTGTTGACGCTCGCAGATGACGCCGGTGTGCAGCATGAAATCGTGAAAGCAACCGCCAGCGCCGGCGGGGTGGTGACGATCGAGCGCACCCAGGAAGGAACCTCCGACGGCAACTGGCCGGCGGGAACGGCGATCTATGCAGCCGTCACGGCCGGCGACCTCATGACGCTCCAGGCGCGCATCCAGGCTCTGGAGTCCGGGGCGTCTGGCGGCACCCTTGTCGACGAAACCGGCGCAACGCTGGTCGACGACGCCGGCAACAACCTGATCATGGAGAACATTTGATGGCAACTGTTACGCACGTCCTGTCCGGCGCCGGGGAGCCGCTCGATCCGCCCCCCAGCATCGGCGCTCACTACGTGAACACGAACAACGGCGCGCTATACATGGCGAAGGGCACCGCGAGCGGTGCCGATTGGGTGAAGCTGGGTAGTGGCGGTGGCAGCGCTCCGAGCGAGGTGCTGCATGTCAATACCGATGGCCAGTTCCTTCTCGAGCCTCAACACTCATTTGTTGAGGCCCGTCTGTTCGCAATTCCCGAGCTCGGCACTGCAGCAATTGGAATCGATCCCAGCACATCCCGACAGTTCGACCTGAATCTCAGAACCGCGGCTCCGAGCGGGCAACAACTGCAGATCAGAGTTACATCGGGTGAATTGCCCGGAGGTATGTCGATCGTGGGCACCTCGAGGCAGTGGGCGGTTCAGGAGTCGTATGGATTCGTGATCAATGCAAATGACCTCAACGGCGAAGTGTGGGCGCGCGTCTATTTCGATGCTGACGAGCTCACCCTATCGATGCTTGTGTTCAGCGATGTGCCGAACGCGTAGGAGATAGCGCATGGCTCTATCAGACGAGCGCCGCGGCCTCGGCGCGAGGAACGAAGCGATCCGCCGCGCTGGCGGCCAACGGGTAGAAGCGGAGCGGCGTGGCGACCAGGGCTTGACCGCGGCACTCAACCGGCTGATCGAGCCGGAGCGTCAGGCGCGGTCGCTGCGGAAAATCGATCCGCGCGGGGCTCTGGATGCAAAGCGCGGACGGGCTGACTACAACCCTGCCGGGAAGCAGATCGGCGGTGGTGGCGGTATTGCTAGTCCCTTGATCGAGGAGGATGCCGGCCAGCGCGAATACTACGAACTGCAGACAATCCCCACCAGCGATGGCTTGGCGTGGCTCCGGTATCGCAGCGTGAAGAAGATCGTCATGACCGACGCGTCAGGCGCAGAAGTTGTGATGGAGTACGCGAACGATGTTTCCCAATAGCCCGCTCGATGAGGCTCCGCAGGTGTGGGGGTGGCCATGGCACGGCCTAATACGACAACCAATCAACGCCGTTGATTCGACCTTGACGTTACCAAGCGGGCGCACGATGAAGATGCCTGCGGTCAGGACAGCAAACGATACTGCGCTCTGGAATGTAGGGATGCCTGTTCCGAACGTTGAAACCGAGGATCCTGACGAGCGCTGGCTCAACCGAGCGATCATGCGCGGAACCGGATTAGCCGAGGCATACGGAGGGGTATCGCTCCAGCCGGCATTCATCCGTGGTTACACCGTCCGTTGCGGGGTTGAGGTTACGTTCAATTCATTTCTCGGAACAGCATCCGCAACCTGCTCTGTTCGGGATGGTGTAACGGGATTCATTGGGCAGATCACAAGCAACGCTATCGCGCCTGCTGCACTGGGTATCCCCGTCCAGCCAGCAGGTATGTCATTTCAAGTCCTAGATGTAAATCACGACGGAACGCGCCGAGTATTCCGCGTCGACTATCAAGAAACTGTTGACGGCTCAGTGATTGCCGGCGGCATGGTGGAGGTGCGCATTAGCGCAAGCGGAGCGGCCGGATTCAAAGCTGAGTTGGTTGTCGTGGCTACATGGAGCCAGGTTCAGTTTGCAACGTTGTCCAGCAGTAAGCCGGACGTTGACCCGAATACTCATACGCGGTTCTGGTGGGACAGTGCGAGCGGCTCCTACGTTTCAGGAACAAGCGATCCCCCTGGAATACCGGTCGATACACGCGTACTCCAGGGAGGCTGGACTGCTAGCCTGCAAGCTGAAGCGATTGCCACGGCTTGGTACGGAATGTCCGGTGGCTTGGAGTTCGTGCGGATAGGGGTCGATCTGGTCTCAGCTATACAGCGCGCCGCAAGTGCTGCAGGTGATCACGTTGCGTTCAGTCAGACCGACGATATGACAGTTGTATATACACTGCGGTCGGAGGCAGGGGAGGCGACCGTAACTCTTCACAATACCGTTGTGCAGTCGGGGTCAATTTTCGGGACTGGCGGTCCTGGGACTGCGCTCATCACCGATAGCATTGATGGGCAGACTGTGGGCACTGGCTCGCAGAGCGTGACTTTGAGTGATCAGTACATATACACGCCAGATGTGGGCGACACATATGCACGCGGTTTGAACTGGAGCTCTCGCATCCAGCTATTTTCTCAAGGGCTGGATGGGCACCTGTCGTCGTTCGGTGTGCAGTACGCATGGCCTGTCCAGAGGTACTCGAACAAGCTGCTCGGTATCGTTGCAGTCCGGCATAGCGCAGTAGGCACGCCTGATGAGCGATATCGATTTGCAGGCGCGGCATTCACCCCTCATGGCGTGCACGGCACAAGTCAGAGTGACGTGGATGTTGGGGGCTTCTCTGCCGTCCAGCTTGAGGCGTGGGGTAAGGGCTCTTACAACCCTCTCACCGGCGACGCTATACGCAACGACCCGAACGCTTTCTATTCCTACGTTTGATTCCCTCCAAAGGAGACGCCGCATGACGCCGGCCTGTGTACCCCTGCGCGTGGAACGCGGGGCGACGTTCCGCGACACGATGCGGATCATGCAACCGAGCCTGGTCTACCGGCCGATCACTCAGATCGCGCCGACCGCTCCCGTCCGGCTGACAATCCCTGGTCACGGATTGCCTGGCACGTGGCTGGCCTGGATCGATGGTGTCCAGGGCATGCCTGAGCTGAACCGCGCTCGACTTCGGCAACTGCCTCACCGGGTCGCGTCCATCGACGACAACACCGTCGAGATCAACCTGCTGTCAGCCGTTGGGCTGGCGCCTGTGGGCGGGCAACTGATCTACCAGCCCCCTGTTGACCTGGCTGGCGCCGAGGTACGGATGCAGATCCGCGATGCGTCAGATGGGACGGTGCTGATGACGCTGGCGCTCGGCTCCGGCCTTGAGATCGCTGGCGCCGGAACGATCTCGCGCGAGATATCGGCCTCCGATACCGCGGCGTTGGCATGGGCGTCGGCGGTCTACGACGTGGACGTGACCTACCCGGATGGAACGGTCCATCGCTACTACAGCGGGCCGATCACTGTGAGCCGTGGGGGAGGGTGCGATGGATGACGCCGCCGAGCCCTGGGCGCTGGCGATCGAGGTTGATTGCGAGCCGCTTGTGCTCAGCGAGATGCATGAATACGCGGTCACCGTGACGCCGCCGGCCGATGTGCTTGTGGTTGTTGCGGGCGACCAGGGGCCTCCCGGAAGGGATGGCGTAGACGGTGCCCAATGGGGCGCGACTGATTGGTGATGAAATGGCCCAGATTCAATTTTTCAAGGTTGCGACGCTGCCGGGCACACTGCAGCCGGACAGTTTCTACTTCGTCGAGAACGGCAGCTACTCGGAGTCCTACCTGACCAACGGCGCGGGAGTGGCGCGCTCGATCGGCAACAGCGCGATGATCAACGCGCTGATAAACGAGGCGCTGGCCAGCCTGCCCGGCACCGGCGCGCCGATCCTGTTCGTAGCCGATATCGCTGCACGCGATGCCCTGGAGCCTGAGGGTGCAATCTTCGTCCTGGTTCAGGATGCGAGCGCTGACCCGACAGTCGAATCCGGCGCTGCGCTGTACGCATGGAACCCTGCGACCAGCGCGTGGCTGAAGGTTGCCGAGTATGAGTCGATGGACGTCGAGCTCAACTGGGACGCGATCAACGGGCGCCCGACGTCGACGCCGGCGCAGATCGACACTGCCGTTTCCCAGGCGCACACGCACGCGAACAAGTCGACGCTGGACAAGTTTGGTGAGGAGTCGGGCCTGGTGCGCTTCAACGGCCAGCCGATCCCGGCCGAGTGGAATGGGACGGCCTGGTAATGGCTGTGCTCCAGACCCACAAGGTCGTCGCGCAGTTGCCTGCGGTGCTGGAGCCGAACGCGATCTACTTCGTCCGGCGGAGCACCGGATACGACCAGTTCGTCACCAACGGCGCCGGGGTGGTGGTGGCCTATCCGATGAACGTCCGCATCCCCGCGGCTGTTCCTGGGTATCTCGCCGATGGCTCCATGCTTCGGCTCACGATGAACCCTGACGGCCAACTGCCGGCCTATACCGCCACCGGCGCTCAACTCAACATTCAGGTGCTGTTCAATGGCTGATGTACGCCCGACGAAACTCCAGGCCGACGGCAACGGCTACGGCAGTCTCCGCGAGTTCGCCGACGGCGACACGGTGCCGGTTGCGCTTGGCGGCACAGGCGCTGCAACTGCCGCTGGCGCGCTCACGTCCCTTGGGCTTGGGAGTGCTGCAGTTAGAGCTGCCCTGGGTTCAACTGGGGCTTTGTACTCGCGAGACAGCATTCTCGGCGCCGTTTCGCAGTCGAGCGGAATACCGACAGGGGCGGTGATTCAACGTGGTAGCAACGCAAACGGCGAATTCGTTCGGTTTGCAGATGGAACTCAGATTTGCATACGCCAAATCACGGGGTCTGGTAGCAACTACCAAGCAGGGCCCAACAAAGTGCAGTTGGCGGCTGAGTTCATCGGAGGATCCTCATATAGCCTCATCGTCAACTGGATACCGTTCAGCGGCTGGCCATCGGCTGCGGCGGTGGTTAGGGGCGGCTACATGGGCGGGGACCAAGTTACTTTCTACTTGAATGAAGACCTTGGTACCAACGGGTTGAGCATTATGGTTGTGGGGAGGTGGTTCTGATGATCATCAAGTTGTCACCGTTTGCTCCGCTGCCGGGAAGCGACGAGCGCCTGTCACTGAGCAGGGCTGGCGATGTACTCACCGTGAACGGCCAGGCGTTCGACTTCACTCCGCTCCCGGAGGGCGGCGAGTTGCCGACCGAGGCCATTGGATCGGAGTTATTCGCTGGTCCTGTGGCGCGAAGGGATGGCCGGCTGGAACTAACCCTGCGGTTCCCGCTGGCCGCTGATGCCAGTGCCGCCGCTCGCTTCCCTGAACCGTTGCTGATCGAGGCTGATGGACCTGTGGAGTTACCGCGATGATCGACTGGAGCCAGGTAAAGACCGCTGAACAGCAGGCGCAAGAACGCTGGCAGGCTGAGTACGATGCCGCAGCCGTGGCTCGGGCAAATGCCTACCGCCTGGAGAGTGACCCGCTCAAGACCGAGGCCGAGTTCGACGCTATCAAGGCCGGCGTGGAACCGGACTACTCTGCTTGGTTCGCCAAGGTCGAGGAGATCAAGGCCAGGTATCCGCTGCCTGAAGCTGTTTAG